GTTATCGATACGACTGGAAATACAGGAACCGCATATTTTTTAGTAACTAAATCCACTTTTTCAAATCCATATTATTATGTTACACTTCAAAATATTTCTATAACTAAAACAACTGCATACTGGAATTCAAATGCAAATGCAGCGTTGGTAGGAAATATTGGTTCAAGTGGATCCACCGGTTCTACTGGTGCCACGGGTATCACTGGTCCAACTGGAGCAACTGGAGCTACTGGTGAAACTGGATCTACCGGAGCGACAGGTGCAACCGGTTCTCTTGGAGCAACTGGTGCGACGGGTTGTACTGGTTTTGGTGTAAATGGTGTCACTGCAGTAGGTAACACTTCACTTCTAAATGGAGGAACAATGACAATTTCCGGATATTTACAATTTACTTATTCAAGCGGAGGGTCAACATCATCCAATTATCCAGGCATTATGCCCGGTTCATATTCCGATATTTTTTCAACCCAAAGCCCTGATTTTGGACCAATCGGTAATTATGGTATGAATTTTATGCAAAATTCGACATACGAATATATTTGGTATGATGCAGCAGTATCTTCGTCCGGAAAATATCAAACTGCAGTTTCTTATAACGGATATATTTATACTTCTTCTGATTACGGAAAAACTTGGACTCAAGATGCAACTGTTGGATCAACAAAATATTGGTACTCGGTTTCCATGTCATCTACCGGTCAGTATCAAACCGCTGTTGCGGATAGTGATTATATTTATAATTCTTGGGATTATGGTGTTACATGGAGTCCAAATGTTAATGTTGCGTCAAATAAATATTGGTACTCCGTTTCGTTATCATCTTCAGGACAGTACCAAACTGCGGTTGTAAACGGTGATTATATTTATATTTCTTCGGATTATGGTAATAATTGGTCGCTTACAAACATTTCAAATGGTTGGACTGGTGTTTCCATATCAGCATCAGGTCAATATCAAACGGCTCTTGCGGGAAATGATTATATTTATATATCAAACAATTACGGTGTTACATGGACAGCTATATCCGAGTCACCACAATTAACTTGGAAGTCAGTATCGATATCAGCATCAGGTCAATATCAAACGGCTGTTGCGGGAGATGATTATATTTATATATCAAACAATTACGGTGTTACGTGGACAGCTATATCAGACTCACCACAATTAATTTGGAATTCAGTATCGATATCAGCATCAGGTCAATATCAAATTGCATGTCAAACCTACGACGATAATAATGACAGTGGTTATATTTATGTTTCTATGGATTACGGTAATACTTGGACTAAAACCACGTATTCTTTGAATTATTGGTCATCTGTGGCAATATCGGCGTCGGGTCAATATATATTGGCTGTATCTGGATATTCAACAAATATAACCGGTTTTATTTATACTTGTCAGAATAGTATATCGAATGGAGTAATACAAGTGGGTGGATATACTTCTGGTTCAGGTGTTACGGGTGTTGCCGGTTCCATTTATTATGATACTACAGATTCAGAACTAAAATATTCAGACGGTTCAACTTGGTCAACCGTAGCAAGTGGAAAAGGATTAATTGGAATAACCGCATTAGGTGCGACGGGTCTAACGAATGGAGCGACTTTAACAAGCAACAGTTATATTCAATTGGCGTATGGTATAGCTGGTAATACCAGTAGCACTTATCCGGGATTATTTGCACCATCAACATTAGATATGTTTTCAAGAGAAACCTTAGATTTCTCGAATTTTGGTAAGAACTGGATGAATAATGATTCGGCAATTACATCAAACATTCGTTCTGTCTCAATGTCTGCATCGGGACAATATCAAAGTGCGTGTGTATATGAAGATTATATTTATATTTCTTCGGATTATGGTAATAATTGGGAACCTGCCGCTTCATCACAAAAATGGAGATTTGTTTCATTATCGTCATCTGGACAATACCAAACTGCTGTTATTTATGATGGATATATTTATATTTCTCATGATTATGGATATACCTGGACACAAACCGCTTCATCAAAAAGTTGGATATACGTATCCGTGTCTGCATCGGGACAATATCAAAGTGCGTGTGCAAATAGAGATTATATTTATATTTCTTCTGATTATGGTGATACTTGGACGGAAACTAACATATCTATCGGATCACAAAGATGGAGATCAGTTTCATTATCGTCATCTGGACAATACCAAACTGGTTGTTTTTACCAAGGATATATTTATATTTCTTCTGATTATGGAAAAACATGGAATCAAGTAAATGGAACAAATGGTAATAATTGGATTTCAGTATCATTATCATCATCCGGACAATACCAAACTGCACTTATAAACGAAAGTGGTGGTTCAATTTATATTTCTTCGGATTATGGAAATAGTTGGACCCAAGTAACTGCAACAGCTTCTAAAAATTGGTATTCTATATCTCTCTCATCGTCCGGACAATACCAAATTGCTGGTGTTGATGAAGGTAGTATTTGGATATCTTCGAATTATGGGCAATCTTGGACAGAGAGTTATACTACATCCCTACAATGGTTAGGTTGTGCAATTTCAGCATCAGGACAATATATTACTGCTGTTTCATATGATTCAACCAGAATAGTAACTTGTAAAAATAGTATATCGAATGGAGTAGTTCAAGTGGGTGGTTATACTTCTGGTTCAGGTGTTACGGGTATTGCAGGTTCCATTTATTACGATACAAGTAATTCAGTATTAAAATATTCAGACGGTTCAACATGGACAACCGTGGCAACTGGAAGTGGATTGAAAGGAGTGACTACATTAGGAGCAACGGGTCTAACGAATGGAGCGACTCTAACAAGTAATAGTTATCTTCAATTGACATATCCTTATCCGGCAGCAGAAACCGGACCTACTTTTGGAATTACTGGTACTCCTGGCTTAATGCCAGGATCTTATTCGGATATTTTTTCAAGAATAAGTATAGATTTCGGTTTTATTGGACCAACAGGCAATTATGCGACAAATTGGGTAGAAACCAACACGAGTATAGGAACAAAAGGCTGGCAATCCATATCATTATCAACATCCGGACAATTTCAAACAGCAGTTTGTAGTAATGGTTCAATTTACGTTTCTTCAGATTACGGAATTACTTGGACTGCAAAAGTAGGAACGAAATCATGGGGCACCATTTCATTATCGTCATCCGGACAATATCAAACTGCTGCTGCTTCTGGAGACTATATTTATATTTCTTCTGATTATGGTGATACTTGGACGGAAACTAATATATCCATCGGACCACAAAGTTGGTACAGTGTATCGGTATCTGCATCCGGACAATATCAAATTGGGGTTATAAATGGTAATTACATTTATATTTCATCCGATTACGGAAATACTTGGTCATCAACCGCTTCGGCAACTAGTTGGAATTATGCATCATTATCATCATCCGGACAATATCAAAGTGCAGTTGTAAACGGCGGTTACATTTATATTTCATCAGATTATGGAAAAACATGGACATCAACCGCTTCATCACAAACTTGGGCATCTATATCATTATCTTCATCGGGTCAATACCAAACAGCTGTTATCGAAAATGGTTATATTTATATTTCTGCTGATTATGGTAAAACCTGGTCATCCACCGGTTCAAGTTTATCTTACAGGAGAATAACCGTTTCATCAACAGGACAAAACCAATTTGCAACGACGAATGATTCGAATAGTGGAATTTATATATCCACTGATTATGGTAAGACTTGGATTTCCGGGTTTTTATTAAAACAATGGGCGTCAATAGCGATATCTTCGTCTGGTCAATATATTACTGGCGTTGTTTTTGGTGGATACATTTATACTTGTAAAAATAGTATTTCGAATGGTGTGGTTCAAGTAGGTGGTTACACCTCTGGTTCAGGTGTTACGGGTATTGCTGGTTCTATTTATTACGATACAACTAATTCAGTATTAAAATATTCCGATGGTTCAAATTGGACGAGCCTTGCAAGTGGAAGTGCGTTACTTGGAGCTACAACCGGTTCGACACTTGGTTATGTGAATGGTGCGACGTTAACCGGCAGTAATTATTTATTATTAGGGGCAGCTACAACGTCATATCCTGGTTTAGTTACTACTTTGGGACAAACCTTTTCAGGAGACAAGACCTTTTTAGGTAGTTTTGTGGTAGGTGATTCGAGTGCAGATAAATTTACGATAAATGCTGGAGCAACCTTTACTGCTTTTTTAAAAGGAACAACAGGAACATTTTCAAAAACAGTTACCGCAGCAGCATTCAACTCTACATCAGATTATCGTATAAAAGAAAATATTAAAGAATTAAGTTTAAATAATTTTACGATAGATAAACTAAGACCAGTGAATTATTATAATAAAATAATAGGAAAGGAAGATATTGGTTTTATTGCACATGAAGTCCAACAATATTTACCTTTGTTGGTAAATGGAATAAAAGATGGTGAACAGGAGCAAAATATGAATTATATTGGTTTGATAGGAATATTAGTAAAGGAAATCCAAGAATTAAAGAAAAGAATCAACCTCTTGGAAGAAAAAGTGAAATAAAAATTGAATTCTTTTCGTCACATAAATAGTGATTATATTATTGAAAAGGTAAAATGTCGGTTTTATTAGAAACATTAAAAGAAAAAAATCATAATGATCGAGAGGATTTAATATTATTTGATGAGCCGACTCACAAATACACGATATTATCTGATCCAAATAGTAAGTATACATCAGTTACTACTTGGATACATACACATTTTCCGCATTTTGATGCGGATAAAATCATCAAAAAAATGATGAATGGAAAAAACTGGAATCCCGCAAATAAATATTGGGGTATGACCCCTGTAGAAATAAAACAATTATGGAAAAGTAATGGTGAATCTGTATCAGGAGCGGGAACCGATCTTCATTTTGATATAGAATGTTTTATGAATTATAAAGTGGTAACAGATGATTGTTATGTAACACATAAACATTTATTAGAGTATTATCATGAAAAATACACCCATGCAAATATTCCACCGCCAAATAATTCGGAAGAGTGGGGTTTCTTTTTGAAATATGTAGAAGCCTTTCCTAATTTGGTGCCATATAGAACAGAAATGCGAGTATTTGACGAAGACCTGAAATTTTCAGGTTCAATCGATATGATATATTATAATCCTGAAGATGATAGTATATCTATATATGATTGGAAAAGGAGTAAAGAAATATCAAAGACCACCGGTTTTAATGAATATGCAACAACCGAATGTATAAATCATTTACCCAACACAAATTATTGGCATTACAGTCTTCAGTTAAATATATACAAAGGAATCATCGAGGCAAAATACAATAAAAAGGTCCGGGAATTATATTTGGTGCGTCTTCATCCAAACAATACAAAAAAAACATTTGATTTAATAAGATGTGCAGATCTCTCTCAAGAAGTTGCGGATTTATTTGAGTATAGAAAAGCACAAAACAAAATATAAAATAAAAAAGATATAAAAATAATTGTCGAATATAAATAAATGTTATTGAATGATATATTTGCACTTATTTTTTCCTTTGGTTTTGTGGTTTTGATGAAAAAAATGGTAGAGGATCATGAAATATTCATACCAAACAGCACCAGAATAATGATGCAAGATATTTTTCATTATTATACTGAAAATTATATTTTTTATACGAGTACCGACAAATTGCTTTTCAGTGAATCAATTGTACGCTCCCTGAATCGAATCATTTCAAATGTGCAAAAAGGTTTCGGTTTTTTTAAATTGGAAAATGGGGAAAATGAATTACCTCAAAAAGAACTTAAAGAAGACCCGCGTCCAATTGTGAAATATGAAGACAAATATTTGGAGAAATATAAAAAAATAGAGGTAACTGAATGTTCTGAAGAAAAATTAAATGGTTTGAAAAATTCATTATTAATGGAGAACACGCCACTTGGTAATGTAATGATGTTTTATGACCATTCTCGCGGAACTTTTGTCTATTATTCAGATAGTAATATACCTTATCGATATTTAGAAGTAATATCGCGGAAATATGTAATTCATCATAATTGCAAAAAAATACACGTAGATATGGAAAAAGAATTAAAAGAGGCAGAGGAGAAAATAAAACAAAAAAAAGAAGAAGAACAGATGAGGGAAGAGGAGAAAAAGAAGAAAGAAAGTGATAGTAATGATCAAGGAAAAATAATTCCTCCCAATAAACCAAGTAAAAGTGTTTTTGCCAAATTAAAGAATTATAATAAGGACACTTCATTAAAATCCGCTGGAATACCAACGGATAGTAAATCTGTATCAAAAAAAATAATACCAACCGAAAATGAAGGTGGTGAAAAGATACTTAAAGAAAACGCAAATCGGTATTCTTATGAAGGGAAAATGGTAAATTTTAGCTTTTTGAAAAAGGTTGATAAGAAATTGGTAGATAAGAATTACTTGATGAGTTTTTCTGATTTTAAAAAAATGTTTAAAAAAAAATAAAAAATATACTTATATTAGACGATGAACCTTTTCTCAACAATAACAACAAATAATTATACTGGTGAAAAACTTGGTAGTGATCCGAATAATTCAGATGGTTCGGATTCGAATCAAAATCAAAAACCGAGTGGCAATGAGAGTGGTAGCAGATTATTTTCATTTATAGATGGAATCAGAAATATGTTAACAAATGGAGTAGAACTTGTTTATAACAAAGCAACAAAAACGATAGAAGCAGGTAGTTCGTTTTTGACAAATCCAGCGATTAATATGAACTTGAAAGATCTTGTTGTAAACAAAATAAGAGAATTAAACGAAATAATAAACAGCCCTGAGGTACGAGAACAAATTAAAGAATTAGCAGGAACCATTTCAAAAATAGTAGCGGAAGATGGTGAAGCAATCGTAGAAGCCGCAAGTCCAGCTATGCAAAGGGCACTTTATAAAATAATAGAAACAGTTTATAGAGGAGGTACAAAATTAGGTATTTCAACCATAAATATGATAGTCGCTGTTGGAGAATCGACACCAGTAGTCGGTGTATTTATAGGAGGTGTTAGATTGTTATCAAGTATATGTAGTGCAATATTAACCATTATGAACACGAATACAGAATTATTCACGAACGGTTTAAATTCTGTAAGAGAAACAATTGAAAATGTACAAAATATTTTAAATAAACATAAAGACAACGAAGTTTATCAAAAATATAAAGGTTACGCAAATACAGCGAAAGACCAGCTCAAAACCATGGCGACTGATAAATTTAATCAAGGATATAATTATGTGAATAGTGACGAATTTAAACAAACCGCAAATAAATATAAAGATCAAATGAAACAAAATGCATCATCCTTTTTTTCTAATTTATCAAAAAACTCGTCACAAACAAATGCAATTCCAAGTGGATCAGATAAACAAAAACAAGCTGGAGGTAGTTATTATAGAAAAAAGAGGGGTACTAAAATGAGGGGTGGATATACTATAAAAAAAAGAATATCCAAAAGCATTATGAATTTTCATAAAAATAGCAAATCAAAAAAGAGAAAAAACAAGACTAAAAAAAGAAAAACAAAAAAGTAAATGTGTTTCAATAGATTTTACATACTGATTGCATTATTACTATTTTTTTTCCACTCATTATACCCAGTGCTTTTTACTATATTAAATGATGTGCCAAGATGATTTTTTGCAATTAAAAATGCTTTTTTTTCCTTAGGATCAAGATGTTTTAAATATTCTATGATTCGGTTTTGTTCATCAAGAGACATGTTAAAAGTATTTATTTTTTCTATGCCAAATTCGGAAAGTATTTCCTGCAATTCGTTTATCATTTTATTTATGAACAAAATCATTTTATATATTTATTTCAATTTTTAATAAAAATAAAAATTGAAAACAAAAGTATTCAAATAGCAATACTTATAGATTACACTAAAAAACCATAAATTACAAAGAATAATGTTAGATGAAAAAAACAATATCCTTCCTGATCATCATAATAACGATTCCAGCATTAATGCTTGTATTTCTTCTCCTATGGGCGGAGTATACGGAAAATATGCAGAATCCTGCGTCGATGTTGAAGACTCCTGCGGAAATGATTCATTTGATAGAAGTACGAATAAATCATCTAATTTGACAGAAACCGAATCAATTCCGAAAAAACCAGTTATATTTAGATTCAAGTTTAGTCAAGAATTTACAGATGAATTATTCAAGTTCTCCAAAATTCACGAATACGATCATCGAAAAGATTTTAAAGAGGCATGGGAAAAATGGGTGGATGACAACAAAGAATTAGTAGATAATGAAATTTCACGTTTAACTGAATTGCATTATCAAGGAGACATAATGGATAAAATGTTTAAAAGTGCTCGCTATTATTTCCGGAAAAAGGGAATCGGAAAAAAAGAACCAGCTGAACGAGGGTTTTATGTGTCTTTGAACAAAGACATTTTAATTTTAATGGACGAACAAATCAAAGATGTATTAAAAAGGGGTGATCATAAAAAACCCTCTGATTATTTTGAAGAATTTTGCCGTTTAAATTCGGAAATTATAAAAGAAAAAACAGGTAATTTATTGTCAGACGAAGGATTTGATGAAGAAATGGTCGAAAATAAAATCAAAAAAACCTATAAAAATCGCTATTTCACAATCAGTAAATCAAATATTTAAATAGTAGGTTACTTTTTTGGAAATCTACATTTTTTAATTTTATTATTTTTTATATCCTTTTAACAAAGCTTCTGTCGACTTGAGGAAATCAGATGCAGCATCTTTTTCTCGTACAGTATTTTGTTCAGTTTCTTGTAATTTTCGTCCTCTTCTACCAAGTTGTTCTTTTGTATCCCCTAAAAGATCAGTAATTTTTGTTGTCGCTGGTTTGTAAGGTTTTGGACTTACAGGAGGTTCTCGTCGAGCATGAAAATCTCGATCACTGGTTTTCCTTTTTTTATGTCTTTTATAAACAAAAAAAGAAATTATTGCAAATAAAACAACACTACCCGCAACAATAATGCCAATTAACGCATCACCTTGGATCTGAGCAAAGCCCTCCTTTTTGTAAAAATAATCAAAAATATTAAAAAAATATTGCAAAAGACCCAAAAGAAAAAGAAACGCTAAAAAATAGAAAAAAGTTTTCAGAATTGATCTACTGTTCTTCATTATATATTACAAATAAAATAATTTAAATCTACCATATTTTCTAAATATCATCAATATCGATTTCATCATCATCATGATTTTCTTCATCTTTATTATCTATTTTTAAGTTGATTTTCTTTGCAGTTCCACTAATATCCATTTCCATAATTTTCTTGTATTCATCCTCCTTTTCATCCGTAAAATCAAAACCGTCATCAATATTATCATCATTCGAATCATTTGTATTACTACGGTCATTCAAAACAAACTGTTTCCAATTAACAGTTTGAACCTGTGTCATTAAACGATTCTTATCTTGATCAGAATAAACATCCAATAAATCACAATTATCTAATTTATTACCGGGTTTTTCCGATTCGTAGTCACGTAATCCAATTAAAATCCATTTTCCATTGGAAATCGTATTATCACGTTTTCCTCTTCCCCGAAATTTTCCACGAATAAAACACAATCTGGTTTTATTGTCCTGACATAAAACGTGACACATTCCATTGCCCAGCAATTTAATTACTTGAGCATATAATTCCCCGTCTTCAAGTGCAAGACGAGTTTTCGTTTGTTGTTTATTCGATGTAGGGGTTGCAAATTTACGCGCTTGTCCCTTATGACCACTACCGCCTTTTGTGTTTTTCACCATTTTTCTTCTTTATTATATGAATCGGAATATTTATGTATTTCGAAATCAATTTTTTTTATCGGTTTGTTATAATTCAAGTTCTAAAATAAATAAAAATTGAATTACTTTATTATGAAAGAAAACAAAAGCAAAAACAAGCCCAACAACACCAAAAATGAAAATAAAGGAAGTATATATTCAAAAAATCAAGGAAACGATTACGTTTATCATAGGAACAAATGCTCTTGAAAATTTTGACATTATCGATGCCGCCAATGAGAATGATTTATGGTTTCATGTACATGAAAAACCATCTTGTCATGTAATTGCAAGTATTCCGGATTTTGAAAAATACAATAGAAACGAAATCGCATATATCGCAAAACAAGGAGCATGTGTGTGTAAGGAATATTCGAAATATGCCTCACAGAAAAATCTACCGATTATTTATTCAAAAGTAAAAGATATTGTAAAATCGGACGAAAATATCGGTACAGTCTTTACAAATGCAAACGCAAAATTGATATACATTTAGTCAAGTTAAATACCATAATGTTCCCGACCTCGGTGAGAACCATGTATGTGGTAATAATGGTCATAATAAGAAAAATCACGGTCCTTAATACCTTCACAGAGTTCATTCATTATTTTGACTCTCTTTGTAGATTTTTCTTTATCTAACCGAATATGTTGAGGTAATAATTTTTTTATTTTATCATAACAATGATTCACAATATCTTCCACAGTATAGGTTTCGGTTTCAAGCAATTCTTCATATTTAAAAATCAAGACATTTCTATAATTGTGAAATTTTTTGTCCATCGTTTTATTAATTTCCTCTCTCTCACTGCATATAAAATACAACTCGTAATCTTTCGAATATAAATTAATAAAAGCGTCTATATTCGTATGATGATACTTTAAAATAGTAATTTCGTTGTTAAATATATAGTTAGGTACACTTTCAATAAATTTCAAAAAAATGATTTGTTGTACATCATAAACCAGGCCATACAACATATTTGCTAATAAAGTGCTGGCTGTTCTGGTTGGCGATGTTTGGATTACGACAATTTTCTTTTTTTTTTCTTCTACGGGTGGTGGTAGATTTTCATCATCATTTTTCTCAGTTAAAAAATTACTCATTATTTTATTCTATTAATGAATATTTAATATTTAATATCTATTAATTAATATTTAATTCTTGTAATTTTCTGATAAATAGGATTTCAATAATCCGTTTGAACCGTATTTTTGATAGATATTTCTCCAATTCATATTGTCGTCATGAATATAGTGCATTCCAATACTTTTATTTTGGACGTCTCTCTTTTGTTCGTCTGGTTCATAACCAAAATTTAAATAAAACTCTTGATACATTGATTCATCTGGGAATTCCACTTTTTTATGTTCGTGATCAATAATTCCATTATACTTTTGTATTCTTTGTAGCCATAAAGGAGAGAAGGATGCATAATATAGCCAATTATAGTTGTATATATAATATAATTCATCTTTTTTACTGGAGTTATTTCTCTCCTCATCAAATAACTGAATCATATTTTCATTGTAAAATGAATCATATTTGTACGCCATAGGTAAGATTTTATAGGCGGGTAGTGATTCATTTACGTAAATATTTTTAAACTGGTCAATATCATAATCAAAAGAGTCGATAATGAGATTTTTACCCATTTTTACTTTTAATTTTTTATTATAATGAGAGAAGACCACAGATAATAATATAATTTGTGGTTTAACATAGCTTTTTTGAATAATTTCTTTGAAGTGATCCAATTCCTTATTTTTGTTTTTTTTATTAAAATAAGTAATGCTTTTTTGGAAGGTTTGCATTAATTCTTCAGTTGTGTTAATATTCATGATATACTTGGTAATATCTTCGAAGTTTCTCTCATCGAGAGATTTATTAAAATCTAAATCAGAAACATAATATTGGTTTTCACCATATATTTTGGACAAGATATAGATATCTAAAGAGTAATGCAAATTATTAAAATTCGCAATAATGAGAGAAAGAATTTTTGCCTTATCATCTAAATCATCGCTATTTAAAAATTTGTCTTGAATTTCCAGTAGATAAATATCGAAACTTGGATTTAAAGCAGCATAGAACCCGTAATAAATAATCCAACACAAATGCAATAATTCGCAGTGATCTCCTGAATAAAATATTTCAAATGCCCAAAACAATGCTTTATCTATATTTTTTTCTAATAAAGAGGAAATTAAAGATATTGCGACGTATTTGTGTATGTATAAATAACGCGTAAGAATAAATTCCGGGGATTCTTGTCCTTCTGTATCCATTTGAATAAATTAATATATTGATATATAAAAAAATAAGTATATTAATTTATTCAATTTTTTTATAATGTATTTGTTTTAGAATAATGACTAAAAATGAAAATGCTTTTTTCTCTCGTTATATTATAATGGGAGAGAATTGGATATCTTTAGTTCAACGAGTATTTAAAGAAAATCGTGCAAAAAATCCGGATTACAAATATAAACAGGCTATGATTGACGCCAAAAAACAATACAAAGGTCAAAAAGCGGGTCCAGTGGGTAAAAAAGCCTTCAAATCATATAAACAACGAAAAAACACCACTGAAGAAGATATGGAACAACCTCAAGGAGAACAAGTTGAATTTGCACCTGTTCGTAAGGGAAAAAAATCAAGAAAAGCCAGAAAATCAAAGAAAAATAACAATAAATCAAAGAAATTTCAAAAACATGTAAAGGGATGCATGTGTGATAAATGCTGTAAACATTAATATTATTTATACAAAGGTGTAGATAAAGAATCGTTTTTTGTATGATTTATATGATTTGTATTTTCATACTTTATGGATTGTTTGTTGTAGAAAGAGAAAGTTTTACATTGTAGAATTAACCCTGTACCAGATACAAGCAAATTTATAAATGGTAATTTATCCTTGATATTATCATAAAAACCCCTGAAAAAGTAATTGAACTTCATTTATTTTATAAAAAAATATAATAAAAAATAAAATATTACTAAAATATTTTATTTTTCAGACGACACCATAAGATACCCAACCCCAAATATTTTTTATTTTTAGAATCAACCCCAATGTGCGACACCCGTAATGCTGTCTCCTTTAATTTATTTTATTTTTAATTTTATACATACAAAAAGTAGTAATTTATTAGAATGAAAACTAATGAATCAGTATTGCTGTATAGGAGACAAATAATAATAGTAGTTTGTTTTTATATTGTTTTGAATACATTATATATTAAAAATGCTTAAACACTTTTTAGAATAATAAATATAATTCTGTTTTTGACTACATAGAGGGTAATCATATGAAAAATAATTTATTTAAAAGTTCAAATGCATATTCTTCATATTCGACGGAAAACAAATATAAAAAGGAGGTATCAATCAAAATAAATGATGAAGAATTCCCTTCATTAACGTCAGAATCATTATGCCCGGAAAAAAAGACTTCGGTTATGAATTATATAAATGCTTCAACTATAGAAGAAGAAATAAAACCGGAGAAGATGAAAGCGGGGTGGACGTATATAAGATTCAATAAAGGAAAAATACAATTTAATCCACCTATTATAGAAAAAGAATTACCTTCTATTCATATACAAATGCATAATGTTGTGAATGATCTTGAATCATCATGGCAAGAATATAAAACCAAATATATTGAATTATACGGAGAAGATTGTTATAATCACATGTATGAAATGCCTCGCATTGATTACAAAATTTATGAAGATTGTAGCGAAGATGACGATTATGATAGTAATGATGATTATGATAATGATGATTATGATGAATATAGTAGTTATTGCGATTATGATGATAGGTATAATTAATGCAAAATCCTACTCAAATAAGTTAAATTATATTATATTTTTTGATAAATTATAATATGGAATATGAACAACAAGATAATGAACAAAATGAACAACAAGATGAGGAACAAAATGAACATCAAGATAATATATTAGATACAAATTGGATAACAGAATTCGAATTAAATGACAAGGATTACATAAAATTTTACAATGAAGATGTATACGATATTAAAATTTGTTCCATCTATGTCGATAGAGAAAACAATATTGAAAATATCAAGGAAGAATCTTTGCTATTAAAACAACAAAATATTATTTCGAGAGAAGAAATAATACACGTCATTAAAAAAAATAGTTTTAAAGACAAAAAAAGATATACGATTTTGTCCTTGTTGAAATATAATGTTGACATCGAAGCACCAAATATAAAACATTACTTAAAAAACAACAAAGATTTCCTTGTTCCGGTGAAAAATATAGACACCATTCCTCTAAAAAAAACAATTTCCATGTTTCAAAATTTAAATACTATTTTTATTGTTTTTTATGAAAAAATAACGTCGACTAATAATCAAACTAAAAAAGTTTACATTACGAATCACACTAAAACAAAAAAGAAACAACTTAAAGTTTAATAGATAAATAATTACATACATTCATAACCTAATATAATGTTTCAGCAAACAACCCAAATTAATGATTTGTGTAATAAACAAATCGGTGAAAATGGACACTGTGAATATAGTTGGATTGATTCCAAGTACACCAAAGAATTAATTGTTCAGTTTAACTATCAGTTGGTTAGAACAAATGATTCAGAACAAATCCAGTATTTAGAACATATTCTTCGTGATATTATTACTCAATTACAGGATAGTTTAGAATATGGAAAATTATTACCCTCCGAGTTTAAAGAACAAATTATTATCCTGTATAAATTAATTGGATATACCCGGGATATTATAGACGGTAAAGGAGAATATATGTTGGCATTTATGCAAATACTTGTATGGTATGATTTTTATCCTGAATTAGCAAAAAAGGCATTAAAATCTTTTGTTTTATTGAATGATGACGAACATCCATATGGTTCTTGGAAAGATATCAAATATTTTTGTAACTATTGTAAGAAGAATCTGAAGAACGGAAGTGAACATCCTTTAGTTGAATATTCTATAAAACTGGCAAATGATCAGTTATTAAATGATTATTTACAAACAAACAAGTACGAATTAACTCTTGTTTCAAAATGGATACCTCGTGAAAAATCCAATAAATTTTCATGGTTATTTAAAAAAATGGCATATGATTATTTTTCGAATTATTTGACTACGGCAAATAATATGGACCAAATGATACGGGCAAGAAATAAATGTCTAATGGATTATCGTAAAATAATTGCGACATTAAATAAGGATTTGGAAACTGTACAAATAAATCAATGTGATCAAAAATGGTCGTCCATAGAGCCGAACAGAATAACATCCAAAACGCTATACAAGCAAAGAAAGGCTTTTTTTAATATAAAGCCGGAAACAAACTATATGCGTGTAATGAATTCTGACCGGTATGTTTGTTCACAACAAATCATAAATTATATTCAAACAAGTGTATCTGGTGAAATCAAGGGGAAGCATGTTTATTTGAATGAATATGTGAAAACCGCGATTGAATTAATTCAAAACTGGAATCAATATGAAGTTGATTTATTGAATAGTATGTGGTCAAATAATTCAAACGAAAATGTTCGTCTTGCGCCGATGATAGCAATGGTAGATACATCTTTATCTATGTATTGTTCAGAGATATTTTATACGGCTCTTGGTTTGGGAATTAGAGTTGCTGAAAAGACTTTACTTGGAAAACAAATGATGACGTTTGGAAAAAAATCCAAGTGGCATAATTTAGAAACGCATTCTAATTTTGTAGATATGGTAAAAGCAATAACTTGTAAAGACGACTCGTCGGATTTTTCCGTATGCAAAGAAAATAATATAAATATTGGTGAATTCTCGAATTTATATGATGGATTAAATACCTTATTAGAAGTGATTCATGAAACAAAAATGAGTGCTAAAGACGTGAAAGACTTGAATTTGATTATTTTTTCTGATATGCAAATCATAAAGGAAGAAAATATGGATGAATTTTCGACGTTGTATGAATCCATCAAGAAAAAATATGAAGAAACTGGAATGAAAACTATAAATAGACCTTATGCATTGCCTCATATTATATTTTGGAACATGAAATCTACCGACGGATTTCCTGCATTGTCTATTTATCCGAATATATCCATGATTTCTGGAAATAACCCCAAAATGTTGAACTTGTATTCTGACAAGAATTATATTGGTAATTCTGGTGTTTATTCACCTACTCCCTATACCAAATTGATTGAGATTTTGAATAACAAAAGATATAAATTGTTGGAGGAAGAAATCGAAAACACTTTATTATGAGGGTTTTAAATGAGAAAAGGTATAAAAAATAAAATTGATTAATTCTTTTTGAATAACCCGAATTCAAAAAGAATAATGACAAATATACCAATCGCCACCAGTAGATTCAATAATGA